CTGGCGGTTCCCCCTGGAATACGCCTCGGCGCTGATGGTCATAACAAAAGATTTCGGGATAATTGACGCAGTTATAGGGGGAACGCGGCTGTCGGTGATGACCGAGGAGGAGGCCGCGTATGTCGAGTACGGGCGTTTACTGGCGGAAGAGCAGGAACGGAAAAAGAAGAAGCGGGCGATAAAGGAGAAGTTGGGGATATGAAGAGCAGCAAGATACGTGCCTGGCTGGTTTTGAGGGAGATAACCCAGACGGAAATAGCGCGGGAGCTCGGGGTCAGCCGGGCGATGGTGTCCCTGTTCATCTCCGGCCAGGTGTCCAGCCGCAGGCTGTATGAATATTTTTTGGGGCTGGGCGTGCCCCGGAGCTATTTCGGGGGCAAGTATAAAGACGAGCAACAAACCGAGGCGGCATAGGGCCGGTTGCAACCAAGCGGGTGATCCTGCTGAGCCCCCGCCTGGGGACAGACGGGGGTAACTGGAGGATTAAAGAAGTATGAAAGACGCATATATAGCCAACGAAATAGCAACCGCCTTAAATGTTACTAGGTCGGCAGTTGTGCATCGTAGCAAGCGAGAAGGTTGGCAAAAAGCCAAACGGGGGAGGCAACGGCCTTTCCTAGCTTCCTCTCTCCCCGAAGACGTGCGGATTGCAATCGCGGAGCATCAACTGGCGGAGTCGGTCCCGGCCGTGCGCCAGGGCGGGGACCCGGCCCCGATCCGGGAGGAGCCGGAGAGGAACCCGGCGCTGTTTAAGGACTGGCAGCGGGAGGTCAGGGATGCGCGGCTTGCGGTACTGGAGATGGTGCGAAGCATGGCGGAGGCTTACGGCGGGGTTACAAAGGCAGAGGCCGCGCTTGCCGGGGCGTCTGCCGAGAGGCATCCGGAGGACCGTTTATCCGAGCAGTTGATCCAGACACTTCGCAAGGCAAACGCCAGGCGCGGAAACTCCTGCCATGTCGGCGCATCCACTTTGCGGCTGTGGCGGCGGACCCGGGAAAAACACGGCCCGGACGCCCTGGCTCCGCGAGCGGCGGAACGCACGGAGCCCGACCACCCGGACTGGCTGCGGGAATTCGTCAAATACTACTGTCGGCCCACCCAGCCGTCCATATCGCAAGTATACGAATACATGCGAAAACAGCAGCGCATGCCATCCCTGCGCACGGTTCAACGGCAGGTGAAGAGCCTGCCGCCGCTGGCGGCAAACAAGGGCCGGATGGGGCCGCGCGAGATCAAGTGCATCAAGGCATATGTCAAACGCACCACGGACGAGCTTTTGCCCGGCGATGTGTACACGGCAGACGGGCACAAGGCGGACATTGAGGTTCAGCACCCGGAGCACGGCCAGGCGGTGCGCCCGGAAATCATATCCGTGCTGGATGTGAAGACCAGGCGTTGTGTCGGGTTTTCCGCAGAGCTGCACGAGCGGGCCTGGTTGGTGGCTGATGCTTTGCGCGTTGCCTGCCAGTGGAACGGCATCCCGGCGATCTGGTATGTGGATAACGGCTGCGGCTTCAAGAACGAACTCTTTTCCGGCCCGGGCGTGGGCATCCTGCACCGCCTGGGCGTGACCATCAAACACTCCATCCCGTACAACTCCCAGGCCCGGGGCATAATCGAGAAATTCAACGACACCTGCTGGGTGCGCTCGGCCCGCAACGTCCCCACGTATATAGGGTGGGACATGGACCGGGACGCCAAGGACCGGGTGTTCAAAGCCACCCGCAAGGATCTGGCCGAGTGCGGAACGAGCAAGTGGCTGATGGACTGGGAGACATTCCTGGCCTGGGCCACGGAGCAGGTGATGGATTACAACGACAGACCGCACACCAGCCTGCCGAAGATCCGCGACCCCCGGACGGGGGCCAAGCGGCACATGTCCCCGAACGAATGCTGGGATTCCCTGGCGGACCGGGCGGAGATAATCAAGCCGACCCAGCTGGAAGTGGACGACCTGTTCCGGCCCTACGTGGTGCGCGCGTGCCGCCGCTGTCTGGTCCGGGTATACAACGGGGAGTATTACGCCCCGGAGCTGCAGGATTACCACGGCCAGGACGTGCGGGTGGGCATTGATATTTTCAACCCGGAATGGGTGTGGGTGCGGGATATGAACGGCCGCCTGATCACGACCGCGGAGCTTAACGCACACGCCCGGCCCTACTTTCACCCCTCGGTGGTGGAACAGGCCAGGGAAAAGCGCGCGCAGGGCCAGCTGGATAGGCTGGACGAGAAACGGGCGCGGGTGCTGGAGGCGGCCCAGAAGAAAATCGAGAACGGAGGCGAGCCCGCACCGGAACCGGACGAACTGCCGGAATCGGCCAGAGAAGCGCAGCGTGAGCTGGAACGGGCTATGTCCGCCCCGGGACCGCAGCAGCCGGAAACGGAACTGCAGCGATTCAAGAAGGCCAAGCAGCTGGAGCGGAGGATGGAGTCCGGCGAGGCGGTGCCGGGAGAGGATGCCAAATGGCTCCGGGGGTATCAACGTACCTCGGAGTATCGGGGATATCAGGACATGTATGAGGATTTTGGCGAGGCGGTTTTCGGGTAACCGCCCCGCCCGTGGAAAAACACTACAACAGCATGGAGGTAAAATGACAGCAACAGAGGCAAAAGTCAACGGAAACTCGACAATCGCGCCACTGCAAAACGTGGCGCTTTTCACGTCCCTGGTGCGGCGGGTCACCGAACGCCCCGCGCACCTGCCGGGCATGGCCACGTTTCACGGGTATTCGGGCTACGGCAAGACGTTCGCCGCGACCTATTCGGCGAACAAGACCGGGGCCCGGTATATCGAAATGGGCGAATCCTGGACGAAGAAAAAACTATGCGCGTCGGTTTTGACCGAACTCGGCGTGCAGACCCAGGCCCGGACCATATCGGACCAGATGGATCAGATTATCGAAGCCCTGGCTGTAGACGGGGTCCCCCTGATTATCGACGAGGCGGACTACCTGGCGACAAAGGGGCTTATCAATCTGGTGCGCGAGATCCACGACAAAAGCGGCGCCCCGATTCTGTTGATCGGGGAAGAAGGGCTGCCCGCGGCCTTGTCCAAGTGGGAGCGGGTGCACAACCGCATGCTGGATTGGGTCCCGGCGCAGCCGTCCACGCTGGACGACGCCCGACATCTGGCCCGGCTGTACTGTCCGGGAGTGGCAGTTGACGACGAGCTGCTGCAGCAAATCGCCGAAGCCGCGACGGGTCGCGCGCGGCGGATCTGCGTCTCCCTGGACCGGGTGAGAGAGCTGGCCGCGACATCCGGGTACGAGCGCGTGGGGCTCTCGGAATGGGGTGATCGCCAGTTTTTCCGGGGGCAGCCGCCCGCGAGGAGGAAATGATGCCTAGGAAACCGATCGACAAACAGGGCCGCCTGCGCGGCCAGGAGTTCTATTGGCGGGTAATGCGTGAATTGGGTGCCGACGGCGCGGATTTTACGCTGCATGACGTGCACCGGAAAACCAGCGCCAGCAAAGATTCGGTGCGCGGATATGTGCTGCGCCTGGAGCGGGCCGGATATCTGGAACGGTCCGGGAAGCGCGGGCGTGAGGTTTGCTACCGGATAGCCCGGGACAGTCGGTTCGCCCCCCGCATCCGGCGCGACGGCAGCGAAATCGGCACCGCCAGCCGTCAGGATCATATGTGGCGGGCCATGAAAATGCTGGGGCGCTTCAGCGTGCGCGATCTGTCCGTGGCAGCGAGCACCGACGAGGTCCATGTGGCGAGCACGCACGCGGCGGGTTATCTGGCGCGCCTGGCCCGGGCCGGATACGTACGCAGGGTCGGGCACAACCCGACCATATACGCCATGCTGCCGAGTGCGAACACCGGCCCGAGAGCCCCGTTGATACAGCGCGTTAAACAGGTGTTTGACCCCAATTTAAACAAGGTTGTCTGGAGGTCCGGAGATGACGAATAGCGAAACGGTGACCCGGGCCTGGGGCGACGCACCGGACTGGGTACTGGCTCTGGCCCAGGCGGCGGACAGCGGAATGAGCCGCCGCAGGTTGGCCGAGGCAATAGGCTACAGCCCGGCGGCGGTGAGCCAGGCCATGTCCGGCAAGTACCGGGGCAGCATGGAAAAGATGGCCGCGGCGGTTCGGGCGGCGCTCATAAATGATGCGGTGCAGTGCCCGGTGCTCGGAGAGATATCCGGGGAGCGCTGCCTCGCGGAGCAGCGGCGCCCCCTGGCGGCCACGTCCGGGATGCGGGTCCGGCTATGGAGGGCCTGCCGGAATTGCCCGCACAACCTGAAGAACAACCGGGAGGGCGTATGAACCGCACGATTTGTTTCGAGGATCAAGGCCAGGATTTTTTGGAATGGGACGTGGACCGGCACGGGATAGTTGTCGGATGCCTCCCTTTCAGGGATTTGTCTGGTGCGGGACGCGGGTGTTGTCCGAGCCGGAGAAGGGCCGCCGCCTGCGGGTGCGGACCCTGAACTGTCCCGAGACCAGAGTGCTTAAATATAAAGTCAAAGACATACGGAGGTATTAAAATGATCAGTCAGGAAATCAAGTCGTGCTGCGCGGCTCTGGGCGAGCTGACGCACGAACTCACGGACGAGCAGGCGGAGCTGGTGCGCCGGGTGCGGCACAACCTGAGCGCCGCCGCAGAGGACGCGGAGGTGATGGAGGCGAACCCGATGCTTATGTGCGACAGCGGATTGAAACGGTTCTCGCATGCCCTATCCGCGCTAAACAAAATCAACCGGGAGGTTTCACATGGATAAGAATCTGAAGAGCTGGGACGACGTGGACGAGGCGGTCCGGCGCATGGGCGAGCTGGACATAGCCCTGGAGCGCATCCAGGGCGAGGCTACCGTCCGGATAAACGAGATCAAGGACGAGGCCAAGCGCAAGAGCGCCCCGCTCTCCAAGGAGCGCAAGGATCTGGAAAAGCAGGTGCAGGCGTTTTGCGAGTCCAGCAAAAGCGAATTCGCGAAGAAGCGGTCCAAGGTGCTCAACTTCGGGACCATCGGTTATCGTTTGGTGCGTTCCGTGCCCGTCCCCAGGGACAAGGACAAGGTCGCCGCTTTGGTCAAGTCCCTGAAAGCGTTCGGCCTGACCGACTGCGTCAAGGTCGAGGAAAAGCCGGACCGGGACAAGATCGCGGAGCAGGACGACGCGACCATCGCCAAGCTGGGTCTGAAGCGCACGGTCAAGGACAACTTCCGCGTGCTCCCGGATGTGGAGCGGATTCAGGACACGGAGCGGGAGGCGGTATGAGCCTTATGCATCAATACCTGGGCGACATCGGCAGAAGGCTGTTCAAGAAAAAGAACCGGAACGACGTCATCCGCACGGAGTGGCTCCCGGCCCATCGTGTACCGGAAGCGATGGAGGCGGCGGATATGATTGATCGCGGACGCGGGAGCATGGGCAGGTATAAGCTGTATTCGCTTATATATCGGGGGTTCCCCTCACTCAAACCCGACCTGAGGGGCGGGGATGATGTGAGAGTACATGTTTATCCGACGGCGGTGCGCATTGATCTGTGCATGGGTATGAATTCCGCGGCTATCACCGACGATATCTATCTCGCGGGGGAGTAAAGCGAATCAGGCACTCAATTCGGTAGCCATGCTTAACGCAACAGTGTGTGCCCGTTGAGTCCGAATCGAGTGCCTGACGTCCAGGGGTGGCGCCCTGGGCCTGATGAGCAGCCGAACCGCTCCAAGACCCGAGGAGGCCCGGCGAAAAATTCCGTGGATCTCTCCTTGTCCGCGGCACTTGGCACCGCCAGACGTAGCCGGGAGAGCGAGCATCGGGCCGGTTACCACGCCCCGCACCATGGACATGGTGGTGCGGGGCAATAACAGGAGGCATTATGCTGCAATGCAAGAGAATAAAGGATTGTGACCCGAAGATTTGCGCCAGGGTTTGCACCCTTTGGCACCGGCAGACCAGATGCTGTTTACTGGTCCGCGACGGTCACGAATATTGCGTGCATGCCGAAGCGCGGAAACAAGAACTCTTGGCCGGGAAGTATTGAGGTTCCAGATGACAAACGATGAATGGCAACAGGTACAGAACCAGCTAGTGCCCCCGTTCGGCATGGTGGTCTTGGACTGCGACGGCTACGAACTAACCCTGAGCGTTCAGCGGTATAAGGGGCTGCAGATGTGCATAATGACGTACGTCGATGGGCGCTTCAAGGGCGAATGGATAACCGGGGATTGCGAGATCCGGCGCAAGTTCATGCGTGCGGAAAAATTTTATCTGCATGCCAGTTCGGCCAGGTCGCGCGCGAAGAAGCTAAGCAAGCGGGATTTGGCCGATCTAAAGCGGGTGGGCCTCGACCCCTGGAAACAAAGCGTCTGCTATACTCCCGTGTGGCTGTCATTTGCCCCGCTCAAACGGCATTTGCAAAAAAACTGCACGAACATCGAATTGGTAAGGGTGGGATACTGATGAAAGCGACATGCCCCGTCTGCGGCAACTACGGCCCGCTGGAAAATTTTTTGAGCCAGGAAGACTACAAAAAAGCCCTGGCCATAATCACGGAACTGCCCGGCGGTTTGCCGCGTTTGGTCGTGCGCTATCTGGCCCTTTTCCGCAAGCCGGGCAGCGACCGGGCCCTCACCGGCCCCCGGGTGCTCCGGGTCGTTTCCGGACTCCGGGACCTGGCCGTGAGCAACGACATCCAGTGGAAAAGCGGCCGGGTGCATGCGAACAAGCCGCAGTATTGGGAACAGGCCATAAACACCATGCTGGAGCGGGCGGACGCGGGCAAGCTGGAACGTCCCCTGGACGGTCACAACTATTTGCGGGCGATCGCCTACGAACTGGCGGACAAGGATTTCGAGGGCGCGCACCGGGAAAAGGAAACCCGGGCCGCTACCCGTCCGGCGGCCAGCGAACCCGGGCGGGAGAACCCGCAACCCGGACCGACGCGGCCGGACTTCCGCAAGCAGGCGGAGAATATCAAGAAGATCAAAAAAAAGATGGGGATGCAGTGATGAGATTTGAATACTGGAGGCCCATACCGGGGTTTCGCAGGGCTTACTGGCTGTCGATCAAGGGGCGCCTGTGGAGTCTGCGCGAACAGGAGTTCGTGCATCCGCGAGTGCATGCCAAAGGCTATGCTTATTACCGGCTCCGAGACGACCGGGGCCGGATAGTCGGCTGGAAGAGCGTGCATCGTCTGATGGGGATTGTCTGGCCCAACCACCTCCGCAGGCGGTATGACGCTAAATGGGTGCGGGAGACTTGGCCGGAGAAGCGGTCCTCCCCCGCCCCCAATCCCAAACGGCAGCCCGGGGCAAAGCCCACGCCCCGCGCGGAACGGGCGAAGAAGCAGTCGGACACGTCGCCCGATCGCGAGCCGCAGCGGCGGAAGCCCGCAAACGACCCCTGGCAGCAGCTTACTTTCGCGGACGGCTGCGATTTCAACGACGCGAATTTCAACCCATTGGGGTAAGGCCATGGCAAACAAGTTCAACCGACGCACGCTCTTGGCCAAGATCCACATCGCGAAAAAGGACCTGGGCATGAGCGACGACGAATACCGGACGGTGCTGGACGTGAAGTTCGGCAAGGGCTCCGCGTCAAAATTGACGATGCCTCAGCTGTCCCAGCTGGTGGCACATTTCCAAACGCTGGGCTGGGAGCCCGCCCCGTCCAGGGGCAAACCCAAAAACCCGCCCGCCGAGCGGTCCGCCCTGCTCTCCAAGGTCGAGGCCTATCTGGCCGAAGCCGGGAGGCCGTGGTCATACGCGGACGCGATGGCCAAGCGCATCTGCAAGGTGGAAAAAATCGCCTGGTGCGAGCCCGAGGATCTGGCCAAAATCGTGGCCGCCCTGGAATACGACAGGCGGAGGCACGGGAGGTTCGCCGGGTAATGTCCGACGATCTGCACGAGATTTATCAAGAGATCGAGGCGTTGACCGATCGGGATACGGCCCGGGCGCTGGCCATGCATTTCGGCGGCCAGCAGGTCTACTTCCCTTACTGGGATTCCGGGCACAAGCGCCGCGATAAGCGAATTCTGCGCGACCGCAGATCCGGCATGAGCTACGCGGATCTGGCCCGCAAACACGGGCTGACCGAGCGCCGGATCAGGGATATTTTGCACTCCCACCGGGCGCGGCAAATAACATTGCCATTGGGAAATGCGCACGACAAAAGGGACTAAAAGTATTCGACCCAAGCCAAACCGGTTTCGGTCGTGCGGCATAAAAAACAAGGCCCCGGTACTACGCCGGGGCCTTTTTAATATTCCTGAAACCCTTCATTTTTCCCCACCCCGGGGGCCGGTTATACCGACCCCATTATGTACATACCCGAGCATTTCAAACTGTATGAGTTGATCCCGCAGAACACGTATGAACGGTTCGGCGGGGACCCGATTTTGTGGCTGCTGTTCGACCCGGGCATTCTCCGGGCAGCGGATTTGATCCGCAGGCGGTACGGCAAGATGATCGTCAATACCTGGCGCTGGGACGGCAAACACGAATACCGGGGTTTCAGACCCTGGGACTGCGCCGTGGGCGCCAAGCTCTCCCAGCACAAATTCGGCCGGGCCCTCGATTCGGTCCCGACGGCGGCGACCCCGAAGGAAGTCCGGGCGGACATCCTGGCCGGGAACGCCCCGGAGATCGCGCAGCTGATCACCGGCCTGGAGATGGACATCTCCTGGCTGCATTTCGACCGGGGCAACCGCACGGCGAATCACGAGAGCGGCCTGCAGCTCATCTACCCCTAACCATGGAGGTGCAACTATGGAGATTTTCGGAATTTCAATTTTGACGCTGATCCTCGGCCTACTGGCCGGTGGTTTCCTCGGCCTCAAGTGGCTGGCCCCCAAAACCGAAGCCAAGTGGGACGACTCGATCATAGATGTTGTCGAGGGCGCTTGCGACACCCTGGGCGTTGACCCGGACGAGCTGGCCAAAAAGTCCCTGGGCCGTCTCAAGCGAAAGGTACTCAAGTAAATGTTTGGAGGTTTCAGTGGCATCGGCAAATTTCTCGGGCTTATCGCATCCCTGGTCCGGCGCGTCCTGGCGGCCCGTAAAACGCGGGCCGCGCAGGATTCTTATGACCGCATTGAAGACGATCCTGCCGGCGCTTTTATTGACCGTTTCAACGGCCGGGTGCGCGACGATGGAGACGAGCCCGGATCCGCTTCCGCCCAGGCCGACCCTGGAGAGCGCGACGACAAATGAACGCGGCGGAATCTGCATCGACAAACAGGACACCAGGGAGCTGCTGCATTATCTGGACCGACTGGAGAGGCGCTGATGGCGGACATCGTTGATCGCTCCCAGTCGGCGGAAAAGTATTTCCTGCAGTCCGCCTTGAGGCGCCCCTCCCCCCGCGGGGGGAAGTCACTTCGCGAATGCGCGGAATGCGGCGAGCCCATCCCGGAAAGCCGGAGATCCGCGATCCCCGGCTGCACACTATGCGTGGACTGTCAAAGGGAAAAGGACATTGAAGATGAAAATCCTGCTTAAGTGGCCGCCCGTTGTGCTGCCCATGCTCGTGTTCATTCTGCAGCTACTGATGGGCTGGGTGCTCTGGAGCCTGCGGCAGAAGTACGTGTCTCACGCCGACTGCAACCAATGCCGGGGCGAACTGGTGCAAAGCCATAAAAACGCCGAAACCCGCATCAGCGAACTGGAGCGGGGGCACACCGCGCACGAGGCAGCGGCCGCGTACCAGGTGACCACCGGAGATCTGGAAAAAATTTACGGGCGTATAAACAGCGTGGACAGAAAAGTTAGCGACCAAAGCGGAGAATTGCGCGCGATGCGCCGGGAACTGGGTCTGATCAACCAACATCTATTGGAGAAATGATGACGTATAAAGAGCGAATCACCGAAGCCAGGCGGCTGGAAATACTCCGGCTCCTGGCCGAAACGCCGGGATACGAGGCGGGAGCCGGGCTGATAGTCCGGGCCCTGACCGTTCCCGCCTCGGCCGACCAGGTCGGGGCGGATCTGTCCTGGCTGGACGAACAGGACCTGGTTTCGCTGTCGGACGTATCCGGGGTGCAGCTGGCCAGGATTACACAGCGGGGGCTGGATGCGGCCCGGGGCATGAGCAGGGTTCCCGGCGTGGCCCGCCCGCTGCCCGGGGAGCAATAGCCCATGCCCAGAAAGTCCAGCGTGGACGCCATCAGCGCCGAGGCCCGGGAGGAACTGGACCGCATGGTCAGAAACGGCCGGGCCACGATCGACCAGATCCGGCAGCGCCTGGCCGAGCTGGAAGGCGAAGACGCCCCGTCCCGCTCAGCCATCGGCCGTTATGTGCAATCGGCAAAGCAGCAGATGGAGCGTTACCGCCAGGCCCAGGAAGTCGCCAAGGTTTGGGTGGGTAAGCTGGAGGAGGAACCGGACGGTGATGTCGGGCGCCTGCTCTCGGAGATGCTCCGGACGGTGGCGTTTTCGTCCCTGTCCCAGCTCGGCGAAGAAGACGCCGGGGCCGAGGCCAAGGACATCAGGTTTTTGGCCCAGGCCATAAAAGACCTGGCCAGCGCGGACAAAATAAGCGCCGAACGGGAATTGCGGCTCAGGCAGGAAGTGGCCAAGCAGGCCGCGGAAAAGGCCGGGGAAGTGGCCAGGCGCGGCGGACTGTCAAAAGACGCGGTGCAGGAATTGCGTCGGGAGATACTGGGAGTGGCTTCGTGAGCGTTTCCCCGAAAGTACCGGATACCGCGAAAGCGGACGCCCCGGCGGCCCTGCTGCCCTATCAGAGGGAGTGGATCGACGATTCGGCCAAGCTCAAAATTTCGGAAAAATCCAGGCGGACGGGCTTGACCTGGGCGGAGGCGGCCGACGACGTGCTGATAGCGGCCGCGGCCAAAGAGGCCGGGGGGCAGAACGTCTATTACATCGGCTACAACCAGGACATGGCCATAGAATATGTGGAGGCCTGCGCCATGTGGGCGAAAGTGTTCGCCCGGGCCGCGTCCGAAATCGAGGAAGGGATCTGGGAAGAGGACTCCGAGGACAAGCACATCAAGACGTTCACGATAAAGTTCCCGGACTCGGACCACCGCATCGTCGCCCTGTCCTCCCGCCCGGCCAACCTGCGCGGCAAGCAGGGTGTGGTGGTCATAGACGAGGCCGCGTTCCATGAAAAGCTGGATCAGCTGTTGAAAGCCGCCCTGGCGCTTTTGATCTGGGGCGGCAAGGTTCGGGTCATCTCCACGCACAACGGAGACTCCAACCCGTTCAACGAGCTGATCCACGAGGTGCGCGGGGGGAAGCGCCGGGGGTCGGTGCAGCGCATAGAGTTCCAGGAGGCGGTACGCCAGGGCCTGTACAGGCGGGTATGCCTGCGCCTGGGCGAGGAGTGGACGCCGGACTCGGAGGCGGAATGGGTCTCGGAGGTTTACGATTTTTACGGCGAGGACGCGGCCGAAGAGCTGGACGTCATCCCGTCCAGGGGCAGCGGGGCCTATTTGCCCGTTACCATGATCGAGGCGGCCATGTCCGAGGAGATACCGGTCCTGCGCTGGGAGCCGCCATCCAGGGATTTCGTGGACTGGCCGGACGATACCCGGTTCAGGGAAATGGCCGAGTGGCTGGACGAGCATGTTTTACCTCATCTGATGCATCTGGATCGGGACAACCCGGTCTGGTTCGGGGAGGATTTCGGCCGGGTGGCGGACCTTACGGATATATGGCCGGTGTTCGAGGCACCCGGGATGATATGGACGGCCCCTTTTGTGCTGGAGCTGCGGGACTGCCCGTTCGCCCAGCAGGAGCAGGCTCTGTTCTACACGGTAAGCAAGTTCCCCAAACTGGGCGGCGGGGCCCTGGACAAGGGGGGCAACGGCGCGTTTTTGGCCGAGCGGGCCAGGCAGCGCTTCGGCGGCCCGGACATTATACACGAAATCAGCCTGGGCGGCACCTGGTACACAACACACATGCCCCCGTTCAAAGCCGCGTTCGAGGACAAGATTTTTCTCATCCCCAAAGACTCCGAGATCCGGGACGACTTCCGGGCGGTAAAAAAGATCCGGGGCGTGCCCATGGTTCCCAGGGACGAGAGAACCGCGGCCACGACCCTTTCGGGGAAAAAGGCCAAGCGGCACGGGGACGCGGCCATCGCGGGATGCCTGGCGTACTACGCGGCCAGGAACATCGAATACGGCGGGGTAATCGAATTCCAGTCCACCGGGCGGATGCGGCCCGGTGCGGATGCAATGCCCTCATACCATGATGTGGGCTTCGGCGCGGTGGCCGGGGCCGTCGATACCGGAGGTTTTTAAATGGCACGCAAACCGGAAATGCAGGAAGTAGCCACCACGCAGGACGGCCGGGACATCACCCGGGGATATATTTCACCGTTGGAGCTGCTGCGGCCGGAGGATCAGGTGCTGTTGCATCGGGGAGGCGGGGATCTGCGGCTTTACGAAGAGTTAAAGCGCGACGACCAGGTTGCCGCCACCTGGGGCAGCAGGCAGGACGCGGTCATCCAGGCGGACTGGTACGTGGAGCCCGGCGGGGAAAAGCGCCTGGACAAAAAAGCGGCGGACTTTCTGCGCGAACAGCTCCAGGGCATCCAGTTCGACGACGTGACCAAGAAGATGCATTACGGCATTTTTTACGGATACGCCGTGGCCGAGTGTCTGTGGGCTCCGGACGGTGCGAACGTGGCGCTCGACGAAGTCAAGGTGCGCAACAGACGGCGCTTCGCCTTCGACGGCGCGGGGCGGCTGCGGATGAAAACGCATTCCAACCCGACGGGGGAGCTTTTGCCGGAGCGCAAGTTTTGGGTGTATTCGGCCGGGGCGGATCACGATGACGCGCCTTACGGCCTGGGCCTGGGACATTACCTTTACTGGCCGGTGTTTTTTAAGCGCTCGGGTCTGCGCCTGTGGCTGATATTCCTGGACAAATTCGGACAGCCCACCGCCAAGGGCACATACCCGGCCAGCGCCACCCCCCAGGAAAAGCAGAATCTCTTGGCCGCGCTGCAGTCCATACATACCGAATCCGGCATTATTATGCCCGAGGGCATGGACGTGGAGTTGATCGAGGCGGCCAGGTCGGGGACAGCCGACTATGCCGACCTGTACGAGAAAATGGACAAGGCGATTGCCAAGGTGATTTTGGGCCATACCGGCAGCTCGGAGTCCACGCCTGGAAAACTGGGCGGCGAGGATATGGCCGAGGCCGTCCGGGACGATATCGTCAAAGCGGACGCGGACGTGGTTTGCGCTTCGTTCAACGCCAGCGTTGCCAGGTGGCTGACCGAGTGGAACTACCCCGGAGCGGCGATTCCGAGAGTGTGGAGAAGCCTGGAGAAGCCCGAGGATCTAAACAAAATCGCCGAACGGGACACCAGGATAAAGCAGCTCGGGTACAAGCCCACGCTCCAATATATCCGGGACAACTACGGTGACGGGTGGGAAGCCGACCCCCGGGCCGGGGGGCCACAATCCTTTGGATTCTCCGAGGCCGAGGCCGAGGCCCCGGAGCAGATGGCCGACCGCCTGGAAGAGGAGGCGGCCGAAGGCATGGACGCCATGATCGAGCCGGTGCGCCGGGCCATAGATAACGCGGCGACACTGAAGGAGGCCCGGGAAAATATCGAAAAGATGTTCGAGGACCTCCCCTCCGACCAGCTCGGCCAAGTCATGCAAAAGGCCATTGCCGCGTCCATGCTGGCCGGAATGTTCGAGGCCGCAGACGAGGCCGGGGAGGCGGACTGATGCCGACCGAATACAAGAATCTGCGATTCGAGGAGGCGATTGCGTTTTTCCGGGGCAAGCTGAACATGCCCACGTCACGCTGGAACGACATCTGGAAAGAAGCCCACGATACGGCGTTCATGAGCGCGGGCGCGGCCAAGGCGGATCTGTTGAACGATCTGCGCGGGGCCGTGGATCAGGCGATCTCCGAGGGCACCACGTTAGACGAGTTCCGGAAGAAATTCGACCAGACCGTTGAAAGTCACGGGTGGAGCTACAAGGGTTCGCGCAATTGGCGCTCCCGGATCATATACGAAACCAATCTGCGCACCGCGTACCAGGCTGGACGCTATGCCCAGCTCACCGACCCGGATCTGCAAAAGTCCAGGCCGTACTGGGAGTACCGCCACGGCGGCAGCGCAGACCCCAGGGAAGAACATCTGGCCTGGGACGGCATGGTGCTGCCGACAGACGACCCCTGGTGGGACAGCCATTATCCGCCAAACGGATGGGGGTGCTCGTGTTACGTGGTGGCGCTTTCCGAAGAAGACCTGGAGCGCATGGGCAAGGACGGCGCGGATCGGGCTCCGGCGACAGAGACTTATCAGTGGACCGACCCCAAGACCGGAGAGGTGCACGAGGTGCCCGAGGGCGTGGACCCGGGCTGGGATTACGCCCCGGGCAAAAGCGTGGCCGAGCGCACCCGGGAGTTTGCCGAGAAAAAGGCAAGCCGGATGCCCCGGGCTTTGGCGGACGCTTTGGGGAAATACTTGCGCGACGTCGCGAGGGAAGACCCGGCCCCTTACGGAGGCGCATAAATGGCGGGCGCTTCATTCAAAGCGGAGATCCGGGACGAGGACGTCCAGCGGGATCTGCAGCGCATCATGCGCAACATGGGCACCACCGTCCCGGCCATGAAGGACGCGGGCGAGTACATGCAGCGCTCGGTTTCCGACCGCTTCAGAAAAGAGGAAGATCCGGAGGGGCGTCCCTGGGAGCCGCTTTCCCCGTTTACCCTGGCCAACAAAAGAAACGACAAGATTTTGACGGAACGCGGCGGGCCGGGGCTGCGCGGGTCGATCCACTACCGGGCCGGTGAAGGGGTGCTGGAACAGGGCACGAACAAGATCTACGGGGCGGTGCACCAGTTCGGGGCGACGATCAAGCCCAAGAGCGGCAAAAGCCTGGCCATCGGCAGCCCCAAGGGGCGGTTCGCCCTGGTCGGTTCGGTGACCATCCCCGCCCGGCCGTATCTTGGGGTGTCGGACGAGGACCGGGAGCGGATACGGGAAATTGTTCTCAGGCACGCGCTGTCCGGGACACGATTCGGGAAAAGCCGCTGAGCCCCCCTGAGAGAAACCCGGCGCTGTTTTCCGGATTCGGGGTCGGGCGATGTGCACAGCGTTCAATCTCGGCAAAATTAAACACCTTTTAAACACATATGAAACGAGCGGAGGTGCCAATGAAACGAATAGAGATCTTCAAACCGGGCAGGCATACGGCCAAGAGCGGCCATGAGCTGGACTTCACCGAGAGCCGCCTGCGGGAGTCGGCCGAGGCCTACGACCCGGCCGTGCACGAGGCCCCGATAGTGGTCGGGCACCCGAAGACGGACCATCCGGCCTACGGATGGGTGCGCGGGCTGGAATTCGCCGAGGGCACGCTCATCGCCGAGCCGGATCAGGTGAACCCGGACTTCGAGGAGATGGTCAAAAGCGGGCATTTCAAGAAGATATCGGCCAGCTTTTACCGGCCGGAGTCCCGGGCAAACCCCAAGCCGGGGGTCTACTACCTGCGGCACGTCGGGTTTCTCGGGGCCCAGCCCCCCTCGGTCAAGGGACTGAAACCCGTGGAGTTCTCAGACGGCGGGGACGACGTGGTGGAACTGGAGTTCGGGGAGACCGAAAAATCCATGTCCCGGGTACTGCGCGGTATACGGGAATGGGTGATCGAGATGGCCGGGATCAAGCGGGCCGATCAGGTGGTACCCGATTACGAGATCCGCAACCTGGAGAGGGACGGCGACGAGCCGGAGTATAATGAAAAAACGGAGGATGATGAGATGACCGAAAAAGAGCGGCGGAGAATGCGCGAGGAAGTCGAGGCCGAATTTGCCGAGCGGGAGAAGGAGCTGGCCCGGGCCGAGCGCAAGCAGAAACGTGCCAGGCACGAGGCCGCGGCCAGGGAGCTGGTCGAAAGCGGCAAAGTGCTGCCGCGCCATCAAAGCGGTTTGGCGGACTTCATGGAGGCCGTGGACGCGCAAAACAGCGAGGCGGTGGTGGAGTTCGCCGAGGACAAGGACGGAGGCGGGAAAAAGCTGCCTCCCGCGGATTGGCTGCAAAAGTTCCTCGCCGATCTGCCCCGGGCGGTGGATTATTCGGAGCACGGCTCCGGGGAGGACGACCCCCAGGAGGCGTACGAGACCCCGAGCGGATACTCCGTGGACGGGGAAAAGGCCCGCCTGCACCGGCAGGCCCTGGATTACCAGGAAGAGCACGACTGCGAATACGTCACGGCCCTGCGTGCCGTGACCAAGAAGAACGGAGGTAAATAATGGCACAGTCACTTACATTACTGACATTGACGGTTACGGCCTCGGGGGCGGTCGCGGAGCGCAGGTTCGTCGGTTTCGACGGGGCGCAGATCGCGGCCGCCGGGGCGCGAGCCCTGGGCGTATCCCAGTACGGGCAGGACGACGGCAAGGATCTGGCCGTGGACGTCATCGGCACAACCCCGGTCGAGACCGGCGGGGCCGTGGCCCTGACCGACGAACTGGTGGCGGACGCGGACGGCCGGGCCATCGCGAACCCGGGAGTTGGCGGGGAGGTGGTTTTGGCCGACCCGTTGGACACGGCGTCCGGGGCCGGGGAGTACATAGAAGTGCTCCTGCGCAGGGGCTAACAAACAGGAGGAAGCCATGACAATGAATCCAACGCAAGTGCGGGTTATCGACCCGATTTTGACCAACATCGCCCAGGGCTATGCACACCCGGAGCGGGTAATACACCAGCTGTTTCCCCGGGTACCGGTGCGCCAGCGCGGCGGCCAGGTTATCGAATTCGGCCGGGAGAGTTTCAAGCGGCAGAAAACCAGGCGGGCGCCGGGTGCATCGACCAAGCGCCTGCAGTTCGGCTACGAAGGCAAGCCGTTCGCCCTGGTCCAGGACGCCCTGGAGGGGCAGGTGCCCTGGGAATTCATGCAGGACGCCAACCAGGTGCCAAACATCGACCTGGGCACCGAGGCGGTAAACGAGGTTATGAATATCATGACCCTGTCCCTGGAGATCGAGGGGGCGGAGCTGGCCACGGATGCGGACAACTACCCGGCGAACCACAAGGAGACCCTGACCAGTACGGACCAGTGGTCGGACGACGCCAGCGACCCGGGAGCCCAGATCGACGACTACAAGGAGACCGTGCGCAAAAAGGTGGGCCTGCGACCGAATACCCTGGCCATCAACGGTGCGGCCTTTACCCGGCTGTCCCGGCACCCCAAGATCCGCGAGCAGTTCAAATACACCAGTTCGGACTCGGTGACCGCGGCCATGCTGGCCGAGTATTTCAATTTGCGGCGCATCGCGGTGTTCGAGACCGTGTACGCGGATGAAGGGTCGGACGTGATGAACAATGTCTGGCCGGACGTGGCCGTCCTGGCCTACGTGCCGGAACAGATCACCTCCCGCCGCCAGCCCAGCTTCGGCTACACCTATACCCTGGTGGGGCATCCGCTGACCGAAGAGGCGTATCAGGACCGCAATCAAAAGAGCTGGATCTACCCGGTGACCTACGAAAGAGCCCCGGTGTTGTCGGGAATAGAGTCCGGGTTTTTGGTCTCCGACCTGCTGGCGTAATGATTTAACCGGCGTTTAAACGCCGGGTGAAGGAGGCGTAAATGCTATACACAGTCAAGAACGGTCGCATCCGGCGCGACGGCGAGGTTATCGCCCCCGGCGGCACCGTGGAGATGCCGAAAGAAGAGGCCGGGCCGCTGGTCGAGCGCGGCCTGCTGGAAAAAGCCGAGGTCGAGCCCCAAGGCCCCGACGCCATGAATGTGCCTCAACTCAAAGAGGCCCTGGAAGAGATGGGCGTCGAAATCCCCAAGGGGGCAAGAAGAGACGATCTGGTGGCCCTGTACGAGCAGCCGCCGAATGCGGAGGGTTAAACGATGCCCTACTGCACCGTCCAAGACCTGATCGACCGCTTCGGGGAGACCGAGATCCTGGAGCTGACCGACCGGGACCAGTCCGGGGCCGTGGACGAGGTCGCGGCCAACGGAGCGATCGAGGACGCCTCGGCCGAAGTGGATGGGTATATAGGCTCGAAATACAGTCTGCCGCTGGACAGTCCGCCCGCGGTGCTGACCCGGATAGCGGCGGACATAGCCCGCTACCGGCTCCACGACAACCTGGCCACCGAGGAGGTGCGCAAGCGCTACGACGACGCCCTGCGCTTCCTCAAATCCGTTGGCAAAGGAGAGATCAGCCTGGGAGTCGCCGATCCGCCATCCACTACCGGCTCGCCGATGGTACGCCCAGGACGCAGGCTGTTCGACGACGACGGTCTGGAGGGCTTTTAGATGCTGGCCGAAGCGGAAGATCTGATTGTCGGGAGGATCGCCGACGTCTTGGGGGACACTGTCCGCAAAGTGGAAACACTGCCGGGGCCGTGGGACGAGCAGTCGCTATCCCTGGCCCTGAGGCAGGCCCCGGGGGTGTATGTGTACTGGGACGGCGGAGGCGCGGCCCGGGACAGCAGGCGCCCGTATTTGAGCGCCGTCTATAGGGTTTACGCGGTGACCGGACACGCCAGCGGCGAGCGGGAACGCCGCCGCGGGGCGCCGCATCAGATCGGTGCGTATGAAATATTGGAGCAGTTGATACCGGCCCTGCACGGCTGGCCCGTCGGGGGGTACGGCACACTCGGATTTTCCCGGGTGGCCGTGCTGGCCCCGGTCAGCTCACAGAAAAAGGGGCTGGCTGTTTATGAAGCGGAATTTTCAATGGACGCGGCCTGGCCTCCCCTGCGTGACGCATCCTCGCTGTCCGACTTCGCTATTTACAGCGGCACACATCACGTCGGCGACGGCCCGGACACGGAGAGCCATGCCGACATACCCACGGAGGAAACATGAATAAAAAGAGATTTGTAAAACCGGCCGGGGGTCTACGGGTCCGCAAGCCGGACGGGCGGATTCTGTCCGCCGACGGGGCCTGGGTCGAGTGGTCCGGCTACTGGATGCGGCGGCTGGCCGAGGGCTCGGTGATCCCGGCGAACCCGCCGAAGCCGAAAAAGACCAAGACGAAGGAGGAATAGAGAATGGCTATTAGTTCGACAGTTTTCAACGACATCCCGGCCAGCCTGCGCATACCCGGCTGGTATGTTGAGTTCGACAATCGCCTGGCGGGCAACGCCGTGTTCATGGGCAAGTTGCTGGTTATCGGCCAGAAGCTGTCCGGGGGCTCGCAGGACGCCGGGTCCCTGGTGCGGGTCACATCCAAGGAGCAGGCGGACGATCTGTTCGGCCGGGGCTCCATGCTCGCGGAAATGATGCGGGCCATAAAAGAGGTGGATCTGTACCTGGAGACCTGGGCGGTGCCCCTGGACGACGACGAAACCGGGGTGGCGGCGGAAGGCTCCATCGAGATTACCGCGGGTCCGAGCGAGACCCGGCCCCTGGCCCTGTACATAGCCGGGCGCCGGGTGTGGGTGAGCATGAGCGCCGGGGATGTGCCGGACGACGTGGCCCAGGCCATTGTTGACGCGGTGAACGCGGACGACCGCATGCCGGTAACCGCGGCCATCGACGGCACCACCTCCAGCAAGGTCAACCTGACTTGCAAGTGGGCGGGCGAAACCGGAAACGACATCGACCTGCGGGCCTGCGCCAAGGGGGAGGACATGCCCAAGGGCCTGGCGGTGACCTACACCCAGCCCACGGGCGGCTCGGTAAATCCGTCCCTGGACCCGGCCATAGCCGCGATGGGCGACGAATGGTGGAACTGGATCACGCTACCGTACACCGACCAGACCAGTCTGGACGCGATGGCTTCGGAACTGGACGACCGTTACGGGCCCATGCGCCAGATAGGCGGCCGGGCGTTTGCCGCGTTTCGCGGCACGCACAGCGAGACCGGGACCAAGGGCGGCGAGCTCAACTCCCCGCACATATCCATCATGGGCACGAACATCGCCCCCACCTCGACCTGGATCTGGGCCGCGGTGGATTCGATAGTCGCGGCCAGGAATCTGGCGAACGACCCGGCCCGGCCGCTGCAGCGCCTGGCCCTTGAAGGGGTTTTGCCCCCGGTGGAGGATGTGCGCTGGACCGACGCGGAGCGCAACCTGCTTTTGTACGACGGCATAGCCACGTACACCGTGGCCAGCGACGGCACGGTGCGCATCGAGCGGCAGATAACCACGTATCAGGAGAACGAGTCCGGCATAGCAGACGACAGTTATCTGGACATCAATACTCCGGAAACTTTGGAGCGCATCCGCTTCGAGCAGGTCAGCCTGTTCGCCCAGAAATACCCGCGTCACAAGTTGGCGGCGGACGAGGACCGGGAGTTTTACGACCCCAGCCAGCCGATCATGACCCCGAAGCTGGCCCGGACCGAACTGCTCAATTTGTACCGGATCACGTTCATGGGCGAGCGCGGCTGGGTGCGTGACTATGACGGATACGCCAAGAGCGTGGCCGCGAACATAGATCCGGATGATCCGAGTCGGCTGAACGTAATCGACATGCCGATGCTGATCGGACAGTACCGCGTGCACGCGCAGCAGACCCGGTTTCGCCGGTAATAAAAGGAGGTAAGATATGGGCGCGAGAATAACCGGAGTGGCGATAATCAGGGTGGACGGCCAGGAGTTCCCCACCGAGCGCGGGGCGACACTGGACCCCGGCGGGGTGAATCGGGAAACCAAGATGGCCGGGAGGCGGCCGTACTACACGGAAGAGCCGGTGCCCCCGAAAATCGAGGGAGACGTCCTGCACACCGAAGATATAGATCTGATCGAGCTGGGCAAGATCCGGGACGCCACGGTCTTGTTTGAGTGCGACAACGGCCAGGACTACATGCTTGGCCATGCTTTTGTAACCGAAACCCCGCAGCTGTCCAGCGGCGAGGGCACCGTGCGCCTGCGCATGGCCGCCCGGACATGCGAGAGGATATAACATGGACGACAAGATTAAATATATAGAAGACGGGGCGGTGATCCAGCTGGACGAGCCGATCACGTAC